CTATTGCTGAAGGATTTTAATGTATTTCTCATATTTTCCAAAAGGTTTATACGATTTAAAAGGTGATGGTAATTATAAACTAGTTACTGATTTATTAAAACGTGTAAAGGTAAGATCAAAAGTTTTAAACGAAGCTAGTCTATATGATTTATATGATATACCAGAAGGTGATACACCTGAAATGACAGCATTCAAACATTTTGGAAGCACTGCATATCATTGGATTATATTAATGACAAATAATATTACAGATCGTTATTATGGATGGCCATTGACAACAGAACAATTTGATACATATGTTGCTGATAAGTACACAAATCCTAACGGCATACATCATTACGAAATTACACAACTTAGCGGCAATACAACAACATCAGGTCCAAGTGATTACAGTATGAAAATTGAAGTAAATTCCACAACACCTAACGCTGTTGCTGTGACTAATAGAGAATATGAGGAAAGATTACAAGACGAAAAAAGACAAATCAAATTATTAAATGCTGCTTACTTACCTATATTATTAGAAGAATTTGAAAACTTGATGGTTGAATAATGAGTACCATATATGATACACTGGACGCAAGTACCTTAAGAAAACCTGGTGCGTTTTCATTAACAGATATAAATTTAGTATCCTATTCTAGTGCAAAGGGCGATACTGAACCTAAAAGAATTTCAATTGAGACTATGGTTGTAGATTTAAATATCTATGAAAGCATATTCAATAAATGTTTATCAGGTAATCTATTAGTCGTTGATACCAATAACGTAGTTGGAAATATGCCATTGACTGGCTATGAACGTTTAGAATTTAAATTCTTTACACCATCAAGCTCAAAGGGTTATGATTTTTCAGTTAAATCAGGTAACCCAATGTACGTGTATAAAATCAGTAAAAGACAAGCTGTTAATCCTAGAACTCAAATGTACATATTACATTTTTGTAGTAAAGAATTAATGACGAATGAGGAAGTAAAAGTACAAAATGCACAGACTGATACCTATACGAATATGGTTGCTAATATTGTAAGTAATCCAGATTTTTTAAACTCTGCTAAAAACGTTTACATAGAACCTTCAAAAGGATTACATAAAGAAGTATTTGGTAATGATAGACCTTTAGATGCAATAGAACATTTATCACTTAAAACAATTAGCTCTAAGTACAGTAATTCAGGATATCATTTTTACGAAACTTCTGATGGGTTTTTTTATCGATCATTAGAAAGTATGTTAGCTGTTGAATCAAATACAGCGAGACCCGTACTTGCAAAGTTTAGACCTAAACCAGCCAATATACGTGACGGTGGTAATAAGGATATAAAGAACGAAATGCAAATCGCTATTAAGTTTAAAATTGTAGATCAATTTGATACATTGAAAAATTTAAGAAATGGTGTATATGCAAGTAAACTCATTACACACGATGCGACCTATAAACAGTTTACTGTACGTGATTTTGATTACAATACAGAATACGAACAATCAATGCACACTGAACCTGGTAAAGATGGTATTAAAACAGACAATACAGGAATACTGCCGTTGTTTAATAAAGAAGGTAAATTCCTTTCTTCACAATACAATACAAGCAGAATGTTTGCATCGAGTACACAGAAAATACACGATAACACAGAACTTCCAAATCCAAGAGACTATTTACAAAAACGATTATCACAGCGCCTTGCGTTTACATCTTTTAAATTAGAAATTACAGTACCAGGATTTACCGGATTAACAGCAGGAGATTTAATTACTTTTGAAATGCCATCGTTTCAACCTTATGGCGAAGGCAATCCACGTGATAATGACCCTTATATGAGTGGCCGTTATTTAATTACTTCTATACGTCATCAATTAAATCGTAAACAAAATAAACACATAATGATTTTAGAGTGTATGAAAGACAGTGTAAGAAAACCTTATCCTGAAGAAAATGTAGATACATTCACAGGTAAAGAAAAAGAACGTAGAGGTATAATCAATATATACGAATTGGATAAAAATACAACAAACGCATTAAACAACTTTTTTTAACCGCAGAGACGCTCGCTAAGACGGCCGGCTAGCGGCTATGAGAATATATAACTAACGGCCTACAGCTACGGTGCCTAAATATACATAATAACGGATAGAGGAGACAATCAATGATCAATGAACTAAACTTTACAGGTTTCAAAGAAGCCTTGAGAAATATAAAGAAATGGCTCACTGCCAAGAGATGTAAGTGTAAAGGTAAAAAATGAGTGAAAGAAAGACATATATGGAACTGCTGAAAGAACTCTATGATAAATGCCGTCTTGCGACCTTTACGAACAGTGAATACTGGCTTTACGTATGTATTATATTGTTTTGTGTATGGTATTTAAAGGCCGCGTGAGTTTGCGTAGAATAGGAATAAATAGATGTTTATGACGTATGCCGTTGTGTTATTATCAATCGGCTTTAGCGAGCGTTCGGAGAGAATATGAATGAAAATTTTTTAGGCCAAAATGGCTTTATATGGTTTGTCGGTGTTGTAGAAGATCGGCAAGATCCATTACGTATCGGCCGTGTGCGTGTAAGAGTGCTTGGTGTACATACGGAGAATAAACAAATATTGCCGACTGCAGATTTACCTTGGGCGACTATTGTGTTGCCGGTGATCTCTAGCGGCATTAGTGGATTTGGTTGGTCAAAGCCGTTTTTGGTTGAGGGTAGCTGGGTGATGGGTTATTTCCGTGATGGAATGGGAAAACAGGAACCGGTGGTGCTTGGCAGTTTACCTGGTTATACAATTGCATATGGTGATCCAAAGATTGGCTTTAGCGATCCCAGACCACGTGAGGATAATCAAGAGCTTTCCGTTTATCCTTTATATACAAACGAATCTGATGTTTCACGTATAGCAGTGGGGAATGCAGAAAAGCCGCATCCGAGCCGAGCCGTTATGCAGGCTGCACGTGTAACCGGTATAACAAGTGTCAATACAACTTGGGATCAACCAGCCATACCCGGCATATCATCTTATCCATACAATAACACATATGAAACAGAAGCTGGCCATACATTTACATTTGACGACACACCCGGCAATGAACACGTAACTCTAAGATCAAACACTGGCTCATATATCACAATGGATAGCAATGGCAATGTGATCTCATATACTAAGAATAACAGCTATAGCATTACAGAAAACAATAGCCATATATACATTAAAGGCGAATGGAATGTAACAGCGAATGGAAATCTAAACATACATAGCAATAACAATCTAAATCTATTTGCAGCCGGCGATATGAACTTAACAGCCGGCGGCGCAGTGGCCATCAGTGGCGCAACAATTGATCTGAACTAAAGCCGGCCGGCCATATAATTTAAAAGCCAAGCAGTAAACTATAATGACTCAATAACGGTATCCATTATATAACGGCTTCGTATATAAGGTGGGTGGGGGCAAATCTATATAGCTTTATGTAGTATCTTTAGTTGTAAAAATTTTTTCGACTATTTTTTTTCTTCGTATATCGTGTCAAATGCTATTGTAATTCTTTCACTCTCACACGGCTTTGTATAATGATTGATATAACTAGAGAACAATACAAGTAAACCATTTTCTGGTTGTATAATCATTTCTTTTCGTGTATAGTTGTTTTCTACGTTATATTTACAATCTACCATACGATATATGTTCAATGGATTTTCAAGTATTAATGGACTTGTTTTATCATTTACAACAGGATAATAGACTCCACTGATTACAGATAGTTCGTGGCGATGTGGAAGGACTCTGCCGTTAGATTGTGTGATATGAAACCAAGATGATGATATACTTACTTTGGGTATACCTATCGTGGAACAATACTCATACACTTTCTTTTGCAATGCTGTTCCGATGGATATAAAGTTCTTTTCATTTAACAATGTTTCACTATTGTCAAAGTAACTTGTAATGCCTTTATATAATAAAGGCTCTGATGTATTGATTTTTTTATAATTGCGTAGATCGGTTACAAGGGTTTCGTTGTTTATTTCATCGGCTGTTATATTATATAAACCAATGGGTATACTAAATCCAGGAATGACCATAAGTTTACTTCATTAATTCGTTTTAGTTACACCACGACTCTTTTGCAAGACCGTAATACTCTCGTGCGTATCCATTTTGTATTAATAATACACGTAATGATTTGCCGTCAATTAATACGTCACCTAATACACGTCCACCAAACTTATCCCAATTAGATATGGCAACCTGTATTTTTTTGCCGTTGGCAATTGTTTTCTTTGTAAATTCAGATGCGGCTAAACCCTTTGTGTTTTCTTGTGGACATTGAGCACGTCCTCCTTTTTCTGGTGTATCAACACCATAGACACGAATCAGTAATTCTTTTTTAAGTGGATCTGGTAGAAACTTCGCTTCAAAACCTACAGTATCACCATCTAATACTCTTGTTAATTTATAATCATATACTTTCATTTCTACTTGCTTCGCCAGCGCCAAAGAGGGTAAAAACATACATAACAATAATAATATTTTCATATGTTCTAATATATCATCATTTAATCATTTTGTCAAGTGCTTTTTAGGGAAATCCAAGGATAAGTAAATGCCGTTACTAAATGAATTTGATTATATGTTATATTCCAGGCACACTCAATCCACTCTCTTTCATAATCATATTCCTGAAAATTACCAGCATTATACTGAGGTTCGTTTTGTCTGTCTGTGTACATACTATTATTTAGACAATAGTTCTTTTATTCTATCATACCAATAGATACCACTATCTCTTAATTTTTCATTTGAATCACGTAGTTTTTCCATACGTCTTTTAAAGTAGGCTAATGAAGTACGATTTAATAAATCTTTATCCTCAACATAATTAATAATATGGTCTATATCAGGACAAGTAAAGTCAGGTATCTTTGGTGCTTTTTTCTTTAAAGTTTTTAAATTAGGTTTTCTTTGTTTTCTACCAACCACGTTTTCTCCTACCTTTTAACGCTAACAGTTTAAGTTTTTTTAATTGTTTTAGTCTTTTTAAATAGCGTTTTGTTTGACAAAAGATAGAGATGTAAATATATCCTAAACCAGCAATGATACTGGCAAGTATGAATAGGCCTATGTATAGATGGTTCATTTATACCCTTTGTTGTGTCAAAGGGTGCCTAGTTATTTCTAGGCACCTGAAATATAGATTGTTATTATTCTTCGTCTGTTTCGTCTATTTCTTCTTCTTCATACGAAACACTTATCTTATCTTCTAAGTCGTATAATAAGTCGTCAATTTCAGATTGCTTTTCTTTTATAGATTCAATGATATCTTCAGGAGTTACTGTTTTCTTTTTTTTAGCCATAAAACTCCTATGTTGTTGGCAATAGTATTTATAAATATTAGTGCTCAAATTAAAAAACAAATATGGCATATAATCGTAGTCTTATAAAAATTAGTCCTAAAACATTTCCTGATCAATTTAGAAGTTCAGTAAATAGAGAAACGGGTAAAATAAAAACAGAACTTGAGCTTTTAGAATCTACCATTGCAGCTAATCCAGGTGGTGGCGCAGCAGGACCAGCAGGACCAGCAGGACCAGCAGGACCAGCAGGACCAGCAGGTGCTACAGGTGCTACAGGTGCTACAGGACCAGCAGGTACCAGTGTAGTATTAAAAGGTGCAGTGAATGCTGTGATAAACTTGCCATCAATTGGTAATACTATTGGAGACCTATATGTGGTTACTACTACAGGCGATGGATATGTTTGGAATGGCTCAGCGTGGGCTAATACTGGAGCAATCCAAGGACCAACAGGACCAACAGGACCAACAGGACCTACAGGACCTACAGGTGCTACAGGACCTACAGGACCAACAGGACCAGCAGGTGCTACAGGACCAGCAGGACCAACAGGTGCTACAGGACCAGCAGGACCAACAGGTGCAGCTTCAACTGTGCCAGGACCTACAGGACCAACAGGACCAGCAGGTGCTACAGGACCAGCAGGACCAACAGGTGAAACAGGACCAGCAGGCGCAGCAGGTGTAAGTGAAATAACTTGGAGTATTTCAGCATCGGGATCTTCAGATTATGTTTTTTCAGGTCCGGGTATAGTTGCAGGTAATACCAACGATCCAGTTTTATATCTCTATAAAGGATTTACATATGTATTTGTAAACACAACTGGAGCTAGCCATCCGTTTGCTATTAGAGTCAGCAACGGAGGATCTGCATATACTTCGGGAGTAAGCGGTAGTCAAACAGGCACGCAGACATTTGTTATACCTATGAATGCTCCATCTACTTTATATTATCAATGTACTATTCACAGTGGTATGGGCAATGTAATTAATATAGTTTAAGTTGAGGTAAGGCTCAAGCGTAATTCGTCCACTTCTTTACACCAATCAGTAATTTCATCTTCAGCCATAACGTTAGAAAAACCACTATATCTTACTAAAAATATTTTTTTACCCCACGCATTTAAACCCATATGCTTTAATTCGTGTTTTTCAATAGATGTTTTCACATGCAACCTATTATACAAGCAGCTTCAGCATACTTTACAATATATTTTGCGCCTACATAAAATAAAATATATGAACCAGTTACAATAGAACCAGCTAATAGTAGAGATTTAACATCATCTTTAGTCATTTTTTTATTTTTGTTGTTAATATACATATAATATACACTGTATTTTTCATTAAAACAAGGGTTAAATTGGTATTTTTTAAAGAAATATGTCAATAAAATCAATGACTTAAATATTATAATTAAAAAAATCAAACTAAATAGTGAATATATGATTGATTTTGACAAAATTGATGATTTATCATTTATGATTGATGATATTGATTCGAAAAAACCAAAAAAGGTAAAAAATTATGGCAAAAAAAGTAAAAGGAAATACAAATTCCTCAAAAAAAGATAGTACACCTAAAAAAACAAGTATAGGTCGTGGGCATTTCAGCACAAAAACATTAAACAAACATAAAAAAAGAAGTTTAAAACCTTATAGAGGTCAAGGTAGATAATGCCAGCAGTTTGCAGACAAGGAGATACTCTTAATACTGGACATTCTTGTTCAAGTACAACAACTTTAGACGTACCAAGTCAAAGTACAGTAAGAGCAAACGGAATATTAATTGCAAGAGTTGATGACACAACAGTTTCTCACTCTGCCCCTCCCGCACCTCCTTGTCCCAATCACGTTAGATTTGTTAATATAGGCTCTTCTACAGTTCGTGTTGCAGGTAAGTTTATCGCAAGAATAGGTGACTCAACAGATTCCGGTGAAATGATTACAGGTTCTGCTAATGTCTTTGCTGGGTAACGTATAAATATTGTAATATGCCAAATTACGATGCATCAAGTACAGTTTCCTTAAACAAAAGTAAACGAGCTACTAGATTATATAAAGATTTAGATTTAGATTTCGGTCGTAATTTAGTAACAAATGATGTTAATAAATTGACTGATGTTGAAGCTGTTAAGAGAAGTGTACGTAACTTAATTAACACATCACACTTTGAAAGGCCTTTCCATCCAGAGATAGGTTCTAATGTTAGAGCGATGTTATTTGAACCAATGACACCGTTAACTGCATTGAATTTGCAAAGAAAGGTACAAGAAGTATTAATTAATTTTGAACCTAGAATAAGACTAGTTCAAATATTAGCAAGACCTGATTATGATAAAAATTCTTATGATTTAAGAATTATGTTTTATGTTGTAGGAACACAAGAACCGGTAGAAGTGCAAACATTTTTAGAAAGATTAAGATAAGATGGCAAGTAATAAATTAGAAATATCAGATTTTGATTTTGACAGTATAAAAGCCAATTTAAAAACATTTTTACAAAGTCAATCAGAATTCCAAGATTATAATTTTGAAGGTTCTGGATTTGCTATTCTTTTAGATACACTTGCTTACAATACACACTACCTAGGTTTTAATGCTAATATGTTAGCTAATGAAATGTACTTAGATAGTGCTGACATTAGAAAAAATATTGTGTCATTAGCAAAGATGTTAGGTTACACACCAACTTCAGTAAGAACACCTATTGCAAATATTAATATAGCTGTTAATGATGGAACAGGTAGTTCGATTACTATGACAAAAGGAACTACATTTACATCTACTGTAGATGGTATCGGATATCAATTTATAACAAATTCGGATATAACAATTACTCCTATCAATGGAGTTTATAATTTTTCAAACGTATCAATATATGAAGGTACTCCTGTTTCATTTAGATACGTGGTAGATACAAATGACCCAGATCAAAAATTTGTAATACCAAGTTCTTTAGCTGATACATCAACACTTGTTGTTAAAGTACAAAATAGTTCAGTTGATACAACTACATTTACATATTCATTAGCTAATGGATTACAAAACGTTTCAAATTTAACAAAAGCATATTTTTTACAAGAGGCAGAAGATGGTAAATTTGAAGTTTATTTTGGTGATGGAATAATAGGTACATCTTTAATAGATGGTAACATAGTCATCTTAGAATATATCGTTACAAATGCTACAGGAGCCAATGGAGCAGCTACATTTTCTGCAACTTCTACTATAAGTGGATTTAGTAATTTAACTATAACAGTAAATTCAGTTGCACAAGGTGGAACTTCTGCCGAAAGTAAAGAGTCAATTCGTTTTAATGCTCCTTTAAATTATGCAGCACAAAATAGAGCAGTAACTACAACTGATTATGAAACAATTGTTAAATCAATTTATCCAAATGCTCAATCTGTAAGTGCTTGGGGTGGAGAAGATGAAGAAAATCCTGTTTATGGTACAGTTAAAATTGCAATTAAACCATTGTCTGGTTCATCATTAACATCGGCTACTAAAGCAAGTATTGTTACTCAATTAAAAAAATATAATGTTGCGTCTGTTAGACCTGTTATTGTTGATCCCGAAACTACTACAATATTATTAACGTCATATGTTAAATATGATCAAAAGTCAACTACTAAAACAGCTGAAAATTTAAAAACAGATATAGTATCATCATTAACAAATTATAATAATAGTACTTTACAAAAATTTGACAGTATTTTTAGATATTCAAAAATACTAAGATTGATAGATGATGCTGATACGAGTATTGTATCAAATATTACTACATTAAAAATAAGAAAAACATTTACACCCATATTAGAA